ACCAGACGACGGTCTGGTTAGTGTAGTCGTAGGTCAGGTAGAAGTTGCCCGTCAGGGCCGGATCGATGGCACTCTCGAAGAGCAGCGCCTCGATCTTGCCGAGGCCGACGTCGGCAGGGGTGAGCGGATCACCCCCGGCGACATAGACCGCGGGCCCTGTGATGCGCCCGATCTTGCGGATGCGGGCGTTGCTCGAGTCGTGGTAGTTGCCGATCGAACGATCAATCGCCATCGGTCAACTCCTTTACGTGGTCTCGGGGATGGCCAGATCCACGACCACTTCCTTGGACGCCGCGTTGTAGGTGAGCGGCTGGCTCACCTGGCCGAGTGGCGTCTGGGTCGGTGCCGTCGCGGTCGCCACGACGTCCGCCTTGGCGTTCGTCGCCGACGGGATGATGAACGCGCCCGGCACGACGTTGCCGTTGACGGCCGCGTCGATCAGCTTGACCAGGCCCGGACCCTGGATCTGGACGCACATGTAGTCGCCGGCGTGCTCCCAGGTGCGGCAGAAGACGCCCGCGAGCCGGTTGCGCGTGACGGGGACGGCCGGACTCGTGCACGTGACCAGGTAGTTGGCCTGATCCGCCCACCAGCCGACGGCGCCCCTGAAGGGACCGACCGCCATCGAGGAGTCGGTCTTGATGATCTGGTACCGCTTGCTGCGATACTCCTCCGCCCCCGGTGGCTGTCGCGAAGACGGCTGGTAGACGGTGAAGCGCGCGCCAAGCAAGCCTGGCGCGTGCAGGGTGGAAACGCTCTCCTGTTCAGGGTCGCCGGACTGGAGATAGACCGGCGGCATTTCCCAACGATTCGGCATGGGTCTGTCTCCTCGTTACGCGGTGAACCCGTGAAGGATCCGCGAGAGGCGGATGGCCTTCTGCGTCATGTTGCCGGCGAACAGGATTTGTCCGCTGACCTGGTTGTCCTCGCGCGCACCCTTGAAGCCGGTGAACCCGAAGGCGAACTTCGAGCTTTGCGCGATGTAGAGCCGGATGTAGGCGTCGTCCCCCTGCGGGCCGAAGTTCAGCCACGCGAAGGTCTCGCCGGTGGAGAGGTAGTTGCCCAGGTCGGGGTCGTTCGCGCCGTCCTGGCTGGGCATGTACTGCGACATCAGGATCGTCGCCTTGTCGAACTTCAGGCCCGGCCAGTTGATCTCTGGCTGGGTCGTGTCGACGATCTGGTGCGGCAGGAAGTTCTCGGAGATGAAGCCCATCATCCGATTCGTGGTGATGCCGACGCTCGGCGCCTCGTTGCCGAGGATGCAGCTGAAGTAGCTGTGTCGGAGCACCCGATACAGGACGTTGGCGTTGAGCGCGGCGATGAGGCCAGTCGGCGGGGTGAGCGCCGGCGCGACATCCGCGCGCGTCTGGCCGCCGTAGGACGGGAAGAGGTTGCCCGCCCACGAGGCGTTGGCGCCATCGTTCATCGACTCTTCGAGGCCGTTGATCTCCGCCGAGCGATCGTCGCCCGGGAGATTCTGCCCGTGATGCCACGCCGCGATCTCGAGGATCGCCGACATCGTGAGGGCGGCCTGTTGCATGTCGGTGCGGATCACCGAGAAGGCGGCGCGCGGGCCGGCCATCTCAACCTCGAGATCCTCAAGGAACTCGGTGACGTTCACCTGGTAGTAGCGCGGGGTGAAGAGCAACCCCGTGCGGGTCTGGTGCCGGAGCACGTTGAACGCGGCTCCCTTCTTGTACGCGCCGCCCTTCATCGGCTTGTACCGTACTGTTACCTCTCCGACCGCCAGCGCGAACTAGCTGACGATACGAAGCGGTGCGGACATTTCTGCCGCACTCTCACGGTTCTTTTTCCCGTGAGTTCGGACTATTGCATCACCCTCAACTTGAGGGGCCAACTCGCTTAGTCTCTCAGCGCGACGGGCAGAATTGCCGGCATTGAGTTGTCGAACTTCAACCCAAATCGCCTGCCGTCTGGCATAGACAACTGGATCAATCCAGCGTCCCTGTCTTCCGGTCAGGTGAGAGAGTTCAAGCAGCAATGCGGCCTGCCGATGCTTCACACGGAGATAGGGTTGGAGTGCCTCGATGACCGCCACAGCACGCTTGCCGTAGGCGTTCCAGAAGTAGTACACCCGCCCGTTGCTCCGCAGCATCCGTGGGCGAACGATACCACCGAAAAGTCCAGCCAGCAGGTCCAGCGGTGCCCGTTGAATCTGTGCGACTGTGATGATCGGCTGGTAGTAGGCGAACGGATCGTACACACGCTTGGTTCGCTGTACGGCAAAGCAGCCTTCACCATCCAAGAACCCCGCTGCGTAAATACGTTCAGCCTGTCGTTCGTCCATCGCCCGTCTTCGCCCTCGTTGCCTTCGCAGGTTTCGAGTCAATCAGAGTTGGTTTTCACTTCACTTGCATTACTGCAAGGCTTCACATACAGTCTAAGTGCTTGATTACAAAGCACTTACGGCTATGAAGTTTTCTTGAATCTGCGGACCGATCCACTTCCGGGTGAATCGAGCCTTCGCCATCGCGATGAAGGGCCCGGCCCGGAAGTATCCGTCCACGACCCCAGGAGCGATCTCCTTGGTGACGGTGGTGTTGACATCATCCAACTGAATGGCCATAGCGTGCTCCTCAAGAGCTTAGGTGGACGAGCCCCGCGCCCCCTGTAGGCGCTCGTACTCGGCGACCGCCGTGTCGACCGTGTGCGCTGCGGACCCTTCCTTGGTTGCGAGAACGTCGAGGACCGAGGGAGACGAGTCGCCGCGGAGCGGGAAGGGTTGCCCAGCACGGGCTGCCTCCTTGGCGGCGAGACGCTTGTCGACCTCGTCGTTGAACTTCTTGTCTTCCGCTTCCTTGGCCTTCGCCGCGACCCGCTCGCCGTACTTGGCGGCGTAGATGTCCGGCAGGCTGACCACGCGACCGGGCTGACCAGCGACCGGCTTCCCGAGCCGGGGATCGGCGGTCAGCTCCATCACGTTGAGCGGCTCACCGAAGAGGTGGAGGTGTTCGACCGCTTTGCCCGCGAGCCACGCGCTGAGCTGGACGAAATCCCGGCCCTGTTCACCGACGACCTCCTCGACCAGCTTGCGCGGGTCGGCGGGAGGATTCGGCTTGGTTGGGTCGGGCGGAAGATTGCCGTTCCCCTTCGCCTTCAGCGTGTCGTACTCGGGCTTGATCGCCACATACTCCTCGAGTGCCGCCTTGTTCTCGGTGTACCAGTTCGTGAGGTTGTCGAGCTTCGCCTGTAGCTCGGTCTTCTGTGTCGCGAGGTCGTTCATGTTCTTCGAGTAGTCGGGCTGGCGCATGGCCCCGTCACCGACGATGATGACCGCGTCCTTCGCCTCCGGCTTCCCGAACAGTTCCTTCGCCTGTGCTTGCAGCTCCGCGGGGAGCTTGGCGATCACGCCGGCGAGAAAATCCTGGCCTGACTCAAATGCGCCCATGTGTCACCCCCGCGCTGTGCCGGTCTGAAGCTGAACGACCTCCGCGAGTGCGGGCCGGTCGTGCTTCTTTCCTACAGCGCTGTATGCGTTGAACAATCGAAGGAGGCGCCGACATTCGAGGTAGTAGAACTCAGCGCGATTCCGGCGCTCTGCCGTCATCGACCGGCCGTTCTCTCCCATCGTGTCGTTGTACCAACGCTGGAAGCTGATGCAGTGCGCTGCGAGTTCAGCCTTCCCAACGAGGAACGGCAGCATCGTCTCCACTGCTGCCAAAGCGGTCTGGCTATTCACGCGCCAGTGCCAGTACCCCTGCTTCCCTTGGTGCCGTGTCTTGTACTTCAGGTGTCCCCCGAAGAGAGTCACGAGCTTCTGCAAGGGAGCCGGGTTCCGGTTGACGACGACGAGGATCATCCAGTACGTCACACCGTCACGGCGTACCTTGCCCGCACTCTTCCCAGATCGTCGGATGCCAACCCACGGAGCTTTCTTCGTGACGCAGAGGTACCCCTCACCATCTACGAAACCTGCTGCCCATGCGAAATCTGTTGGTCCTCCGGTCATATACTTCCTGGCCCGGATATGCCCCGGTCAAGCCCTCCTCCGGGAAAAGCTGGCCCAGGAGCTGTCGGACTCAAGGGACCAGCGCCGGCCTGCGTGATCTCGGCCATGAGGCGCTGGAGGAGTTCCTTGATGAGGCCGACCTGGGCGCCCTTGTCGGGCACCGCCTGCGCCACGCTGTCGAGGCCGGCGGCGATGGTCGTCAGCACCGACATGATGCCCTGCAGCATCTCGGGCGGGATCTGGTCGGTCGAGACCTGCGGGGCGAGCCCGCGGGCGGAAAAGGGCGTGTCGCTCTGCCCGCCCATCGGGGTCGGGGAGGGCGGCGGGGCGTCAAGCGGCGAATTGCCAATCGAGGGCGGAAGGGGCATCAGCGACTCCTACTCATCATCGAGCGTTGGATCGGGGCGGCCTTGCCGGTCTTCCGGTGCCACTTCGAGCTGCCCGGCTTGCCTTTGTTGATCGACGCATAGAAGACGGACGCACCCTTCCTTGCGCCGTACTCGGACTGCATGTTGCGCTTGACCTTCGAGCCGGATTTCGTGAGCGGCACGTCAGCGGCCTTTTGAGGGCGAGCGCGGACCGCCCATCGTCTTGCTCGAGCCGCCCTTGCCACCTTTGCCACCCTTACCGAGCGATCCACACGGCATCATCGGCCTCCCTTACTCTGCGATCGTGACTTCTGGGACAACTCACGCGCTTGTTTCAGCCCCTTGCCCGCCTGGCGAAACGCGCCACGTACGTCAGGCTTGGCCGGCAGCCGCGGATCACGCTTGCCCTCGGCCGGGAGTTCGATGTCTCTCCCACGGCGCCTGCCCCAGATCAGATCCATGAAAGTCCCTCAGAGCATCCACGAGATCCTAGGCAAGATCAATCCCCCCCTCACTTGTCGGACTCTGTGATGGTCGTCCGCCCACCCGGTTCGTCATTCTTGGTTTCCTGTTTGGGTGGTGCTTGCCCCGAGGCTTTCCGTCCAGCGGGCGAGACGGTCTGCCCGATGCCGAGCAGGGCCTGCGCGGCGAGCCGCTCGGTCACGGTCGTCGGGATGCGGATCTCGAGGAGCTGTCCGCTCTGGGTGTTGAGGGTGAAGGTGCGATTGGTCGCTGGGTCCGTGAACTGTGGCGGGGCCATGCCAGCGAGCATCCCCTGCGCGACGCCCGGCTGGGTCATCTGCATGAGCAGGCCCTGCATGACTTGAGGCCCTGGCGGCTCGAGCGGTGGCAGCGGGATGGCTGGCGGCGCACCGACGTTCGGGGTTTCCAGCGTTTCGTGGAGCGACCAGAAGTCGTAGTAGCCTTCGCGCGCGAGCTGCACCCGCATCATCTTCCGCTCGGTCGCGTCGATGGCGAGGACCGAGTTCGGCGCGACCACGAAGATGAACTGCTTGTGGAAGAACTGGGCGCGCTGGTCCCGAGTGGTGGTGTCGGCGTCCAGTTCGGGCGTGTAGCCGGGCTGGCCGGGATGGAGCGCCGGGACCATCTGGCCTGGATCGAAGTCGAAGTCGTTGAGCGTGACGCCGCCGCCGCCGAGGATCTGCACCCGCTTGGCGGTCGAGAGGAACTGGAAGTAGTTGACCTTGACCATCTCCGAGAGGTCGCGCAGGAAGGCCTCGACCGCACGGGCCTCGGAGCGGATCTCAGGGGTCAGGGCCTCGTAGTACTTCTGGATGGTGTCGGCCGAGGGGAGCTGACGCAGCTGGAGGAGGGCCGAGAGATTCGCCGTGCCTGCCAGGTCGGAG